AAGACCTATCTTCCTACCATGAACAAGTTGATTAACGATTTCTTACAAAGGATGGAGTTCTATGTCAATTTCACCCTGGATGAGAACTTTGAGGAGCAGATCAAATCTAGATACCGTGATGTGTTTTCCTATGACAGTTTTAGTGAAGGAGAGAAAGCTCGTATTGATATCGCTCTTCTGCTTACTTGGCGTTCTATCGCTAAGCTTAAGAATTCTGTGGATACTAACCTATTGATCTTGGATGAAATCTTTGATGGGTCACTTGACCAGTCAGGTACATCTGATCTAGGATGGATCCTCAGGAACTTTGACGACGCTACTAAAGTTTTCGTTATCAGTCACAAGCAAGGACTGGATGATAAGTTTGACAGAACCATCTCTGTGGAGAAGGTCAAGAACTATTCGGTCATCAGTGAGACAGTTAACGAAGTGACACATGGACTGGTTGGCTAGTCCATTTCTTTGTTATGCTGTATACATCAGCAACAGAGACACATGTCAATCAAAG